AGCCTTAGCTTCTGGGCTAAACATCGGACAATCAAACTCGCTTAATTTAGGATGACTGCTAAATCTCGTTATGACAGATTGTCTTCAGACCGTTCACAGTTTTTAAACAGTGCTAGACAAGCAGCAGATCTAACTCTACCTTATCTTATTCGTGAAGATGAGCACTTTACTAAAGGTGCTCTTAAACTTCCTACACCTTGGCAGTCAACAGGAGCTAAAGGTGTGGTGACGCTTGCAAGTAAATTAATGCTTGCTTTGCTACCACCACAAACCAGCTTCTTTAAACTGCAGGTTAACGATATTAATCTTCCACAAGAACTAGGTCCAGAAATTAGATCAGAACTTGACTTGTCGTTTGCTAAAATTGAACGCACCATCATGGAATCCATCGCGGCTTCTACTGATCGTGTTGTCGTTCACCAAGCACTTAAGCATCTTGTAGTAGCTGGTAATGCTCTTATCTTTATGGGTAAGGATGGGCTTAAGCTTTATCCTCTTAACCGTTATGTAGTAGATAGAGATGGTAACGGTAATGTTATTGAGATAGTAACAAAGGAGACAATCTCGAAAAAATTACTAAAAAAATTTTATCCAGATTACAAAGAAGAAGAACCCAACAGGGTAATGGATGATTACTCTGGCCGAGATGATGAATGTGATATTTATACACATGTCACCTTGGATAACAACAGATGGATCTGGCACCAAGAGGTGTACGATAAAGTCCTACCCAAGTCCATGGGTAAAGCACCTATTGACAGCAACCCCTGGCTGGTGCTACGCTTCAACCACGTAGATGGTGAAGTCTACGGACGTGGTAGAGTGGAGGAGTTCATTGGTGATCTCAAGTCACTTGAAGCACTGTCACAAGCCATCGTTGAAGGCAGCGCAGCAGCTGCTAAGGTAGTGTTTACTGTCAGCCCAAGCTCCACCACCAAGCCCGCAACACTTGCTAAAGCAGGTAACGGTGCTATCATCCAGGGAAGACCTGATGATATTGGTGTGGTGCAAGTTGGGAAGACAGCTGACTTCCAAACTGCTTACCAGATGATCGGGTCACTTACTCAACGTCTTAGTGAAGCATTCCTTATCATGAACGTTCGTGATTCTGAACGCACCACTGCAGAGGAAGTCAGGATGACACAGATGGAACTAGAACAACAACTTGGAGGCTTGTTTTCTTTGTTGACTGTTGAGTTCCTTGTTCCTTATCTAAATCGTAAACTAAGTGTTGCACAAAAGACAGGTGAAATCCCCCGACTACCTAAAGGTGATATTGTAAAGCCAACTATTGTTGCTGGTATCAATGCACTGGGTCGTGGGCAAGATCGTGAAAGCCTAGCACAGTTTCTTACTGTAATTGCTCAGACTGTTGGACCAGAAGCTATTGGTCAGTTTGTTAATACTGATGAAGTAATCAAACGTCTGGCAGCATCTTCTGGTATTGATGTACTCAACCTTGTGAAGAGTATGGATGAACAGCAAGCTGAACAACAGCAAGCAATGGCACAACAACAAGAAATGATGATGCAACAACAAGCCCCACAAATGGCAGCTGTTGATCAAAAACGTGAACAAGCTGCAATGCAAATGATGCAGCAAGAATCCTCTCAAATTCCTGAACCACCAATAGCATGAGCGAAACACTTACAATGAATGAAACACCTGCTGATCAGCCAGAATTTAATGCTGATGAGCAAGACTCCCTGGCAGTTGCTGAGTCTCTTGAGGGTGGAGAGCAACCGCTACTCGCTGGTAAATTTAAAGACCAGCAATCACTTGAAAAAGCTTACCTTGAACTACAACAAAAACTAGGAGAACCTCGTGATGAAGTACAAACCACCGAAGACGAAGGCGAGCCAGCAGAGCAAGAACCAGAAGAAGAAGTAACTGAAGAGTCTGATAGTGATCAGCTAACTGAAGAGCAAGCTAACCAACTGTTTGAAATGGTTGGTGGTGAGAAAGCTTACAAGTCTATGATTAACTGGGCTGGTCAAAACCTTTCTCAAGAAGAGATCCAGATGTATGATAATGTCATGGGATCTGGTAATGCTTCTTCTATTTACTTTGCGGTACAAGCTTTGGCTTCTAAATACAGTGATGCCACTGGATCCGACGGTCAACTTCTAACTGGTAAAGGTGTAGCTAATCAAGCACAAGGCTATCGTAGCCAACAAGAACTTGTTGCTGCTATGTCTGATCCACGTTACGATCGTGATCCTGCATACCGCCAAGAGGTTATGCAAAAACTTGAAAACTCTGACGTACAATTCTAATGACCGTTACTACTAACGATCGCGGACAACAAAACCTTTTTGCTAAAGAACCCACCATGTACACTGACGACAACTACACTGTGACTCATAACGAAAAAGCTGAGATGCTTAACGGTCGCCTGGCTATGCTAGGTGTGATTGCTGCGCTTGGAGCTTATGCACTAACTGGTCAAATTATTCCTGGAGTTTGGTAATGGCTTGCGGTAAGAAGAAAGGTGGCGGTAAGAAAAAGTAATGTCTAAAGGTCTCTATGCTAACATCCACGCAAAACGAATGCGTATCAAAAAAGGCTCGGGAGAAAAGATGCGGAAACCTGGAAGCAAAGGTGCTCCTACCGCAGCTAACTTCAAACGAGCTGCTAAAACTGCTAAAAAGTAATGACTATTAAACTTGTTGATGCAGCCACCTATTTCAAAAACCTTACACATCAACGTGAGTCATGGGCATGGCTTGAAAAACAACTAACTGAAGAGCAGCTAAATAAGTTTGCTGAACTTTATCGACATAACCCTTATGTTGACGAAGACTTAGTTGATAATAGTTGGCAAGGTATTTACAATGCTGCTAAGAAAGCAGGTGCTAAATTCCCTGAGTGTGTTGCTGCACAATGGGCACTTGAATCTGGTTACGGTAAATTTATCTCTGGTAAAAATAATTTCTTTGGTATCAAAGGTAAAGGTACTGTACACACAACTTGGGAAGATTATGGTAATGGTCCTGTGACCATCCGAGCTTCCTTTAAAGATTTTGACACACCATTTGATTGTGTCAATTATCTGGTAACTAAATGGTATAAAGACTATCGTAGTTACCGTGGCGTTAATCGTGCTGGATCACGTCAAGAGTGTGCTCGTTTGCTTAAAGCAGAGGGCTATGCTACTGACCCTATCTACGCTGATAAGCTTATTCAAATTATGGATAAGCACGCCTAATTGTTCTTTGTTTTAAAAACATGATTAATTCTCTTATTGCTTCAACTCTTTGGATTGCTTCTTGGTATGGTCCATATTATCATGGACGTACAACTGCCAATGGGGAAACGTTCAATCAATACGCTGCAACAGCAGCACATAAAACGCTACCATTTGGTACAAAAGTTAAGGTCTGCTACAAAGAATGTGAAGTAGTAAGAATTAACGATCGTGGTCCTTTTATTACCGGTCGTGACATTGATATTAGTAAAGGGACCGCTGAGCGCATTGGTATGATCGGAGCTGGTGTTGCTCCTGTTACCATTACAATCATTAAATAATGTCATCTTCTGTACTTAATCGTCAAGAGTCAACCTGGGATCAGTTTTGTGACTGGGTTACTTCGACAAACAATCGTCTTTATATTGGGTGGTTTGGGACACTTATGATCCCTTGTCTTTTGGCAGCAACCACCTGTTTTATTCTTGCTTTCATTGCCGCACCTCCAGTGGATATTGATGGTATCCGTGAACCGGTAGCTGGCTCTCTACTCTATGGAAACAACATTATCTCTGGAGCAGTCGTACCTAGCTCCAACGCAATCGGGTTACATTTGTACCCTGTGTGGGCAGCCAACACAGTGGAGGAATGGCTTTATAACGGCGGTCCATACCAGCTCGTTATCTTCCACTTCCTCATTGGCATCTTTGCTTACTTGGGACGCGAATGGGAACTATCGTACAGACTTGGGATGAGGCCTTGGATCTTCGTAGCTTATTCCGCACCCGTAGCAGCTGCAACTGCAGTGTTCTTGGTTTATCCATTTGGGCAGGGTTCATTCTCGGATGGTATGCCACTTGGAATCAGTGGGACCTTCAACTTTATGCTCGTATTTCAAGCGGAGCACAACATCTTGATGCATCCATTCCATATGTTGGGAGTGGCTGGTGTCTTTGGTGGTGCCCTGTTCAGCGCGATGCATGGCTCACTGGTGACTTCTTCACTAGTCCGTGAGACAACTGAAAATGAGTCTCAAAACTATGGCTACAAGTTCGGTCAAGAGGAGGAGACTTATAATATTGTTGCAGCGCATGGTTACTTTGGCAGACTTATCTTCCAATATGCGTCGTTTAATAATAGTCGCTCTTTGCATTTCTTCCTTGCCGCTTGGCCCGTCTTGGGGATTTGGTTCACTTCTCTTGGCGTCAGTACTATGGCGTTTAACTTGAATGG